TGCTGGACAAACTGGTATATTAAATATCTGTTGTCCAACAGTCGCACTAGTTGATATAGAATATGTTGCAAAATAATGCTCTCTCTTCTTGAAAATATGATCAAGAGACATCTCATCAATCTGCAAATTAAACATTGATCTATCAGAAACTTGTTGTGAACCAGCTACCAAAGACAATCTCTCAATAGGATGTGGATTATTCGAATTATTCAAAGATGGATACCTAATAGTAATAGGTGATCCATTCAAATTAATAGGAACATCGTCCATCATACCAAGATGAGCATCCAACTTATCACCCTTTATATTCGTAGGTAATGTAGCATTTTCAACCTGACTCAAATTATTATTAACTGTTGTAAAATTAAATAAACCCTGAGTTCTTCTCAATAAAACAGGAGAAGAAGTCTCAATAGGTCGTAAAAATTTAAATTCTTGATTCTCTAAAAAACACGTGATAGTATAATTTACCGACGCTATCCCTCCTAATGGAGCCAAAACATCCAAATAAATGGTAGCAATGGTAGCAAAAGGGTCAACACCATTTCTGTTCCAACGGAAAGGAAGAACAAAATCAGCAGTTGAAGAATTATCAGAAATATCTAATATCACATGTTGCCTAAAAAATCTGTCATAATTAGTAGATACAACATCTTGAAAATGAATAGCATAAACAATAAGAGAACCAGATGATAACGGTGTCCCTTGAGTGCTAACAACAAAATGTAAATCGCCGCGAAATGACGTAAAAGTTTGCCCAACTGTATTAAGAACATGATTACCAGTAAAATAATCGGTAGGAAAATTAAACTTAATCAAATTAGTTCCAGCTGTTGCAGAAGATGACCACGCACCAGAATCAATAAAAAACGGTTTTGACGTTGTTTTCTTATAATTCCAGTCTATTTCTAATAAATCGTGTTCATCTTTAACCCTTGAAACATCAGCTAACTGCAAATTATTTTGTGCAGTATATGCTGTACCACTAGCTGTATGAGCAGAAGTTATAGGCATATTAGATAAAAAAGAATCTGAAGGAGCAATCTCCTTCGTTTCAAGAGTCTTTGACCCTTGAATATCAAGACTTGTTACAGCCTTGGTTAGTTCATTAATTGACTTATCCATAATTAAATAAATATTTGAAGAATTTTAAATAACTTCCTTCAAAGTTATGGGAAATTTACCGTCGATCCCAAAGACAAGAACTTTTAAAAATCAAAGATTAATTGACCCTTCAAATGATACTCATAATCCAGATCAACAAAATCTATTAGTCCAAAATTTAATCGCTTCTTTTCCATTCCACTCTTAAGCTTTGATTTGATTTCTTGAAAATAACTTTCACCCCAAAAATAGGCATATCTCAAACAAGTATTGATAATCATTTCTGTTGTCATCAATTCTGAGTCACGTTGCCATGACACCATCTCTTGAATAACTGATTTCTCTAAACCCGCCTGATATTTACCATATTTAGGATTAAACACAAAATGTGATTTTAAATAAAAACACTCTTCCAATTTCTTAAAAGAGGTTAACTCAGCTGTCTTGACAGAACTAGTATAATCAATACCGTGCATATTCATGAAGTCACGAAACTTCTTAGCATCAAAATATTCTGCTAACTCCGATGTAATTCCCACTAAATGGTCATCACCATGGACAAACTTTCGCATATGTTTAGCAAACATAGCTGGAGTATGCCAACTTTCTGGAGTTAAATGCAAATACGCTAACG